CAAAAATTAGTAGATCACAATATCAAGGTTTTTCAAATAAAACTTCAACAGGTTTACCTACACAGTATTGGGTTCAAAGATTTATAGATAAAGTTACAATGACTTTATATTTAACTCCAGGTGCAGCTCAAGATGGTAACTATATTAATTTTTATTATACAAAAAGAATTGATGATGTAGGTGCTTATACAAATGCAACTGACGTACCTTATAGATTTGTTCCCTGTATGATTTCAGGGTTAGCATATTATTTAGCTATTAAATATGCACCACAAAGAGTTCAAGAGTTAAAATTATTATACGAAGATGAATTATTGAGAGCAGAAGATGAAGATGGTTCTTCTAACTCTACATACATATCTCCTAAAATATATTACCCTGGTATTGGTTAATGACTACTTTTTCACAAGGTAAATATGCTTTAGCAATATCTGATAGATCTGGTATGGCTTTTCCATATAACGAAATGGTTAGAGAATGGAATGGGGCGTTTGTTCATATTTCAGAATACGAGCCTAAACAACCACAATTAGATCCTAAACCAACCAGTGCAGACCCACAAGCTTTACAAAGAGCAAGAACTGCTAGAACAGAATTTCCAACAGAAGATTTTTTAATAAATAACCCTATTACAACTGCAGCTGCTGATGCAACAGCTACTGTAGCTTTTCAAAATGGGGCTATGCAAGTAAATGATTTTGTTAGACTAAGAGATATTAAATCTCCAGTAGGTGGTGTTGCTATATCTACTTTAGAATTATCTACAACTTTAAATGGTGCAATCACAGATTCAGCTACAACAATTACTTTAGCTGATGGTTCAGAATTTCCAACATCGGGCTTTATTGTAATAGAAAAAGTTGATTCTACTACAGGGTTGTACATTAATGAAGTTATTGAATACACAGGAAGATCTACACATGATTTAACAGGATGCACCAGAGGAACAAGTGCTCCATATAGAGGTCGTAGTCCTGTAAATACAACAGCTACATCTCATAGTTCTGGAGCAAAAGTATTTGGAGCGTATAAAATAGCAACGCTTTCTACAAAACAAGAATTAGCAGGATACAATGATAGCTCTGGCAATCCTGCATACAACACTATTCAAACAGGTTTTACATTTGAATTAGTTAGTAATGCTAGTAGCACAGAAACAGGGGGCGGTTTACAGTGTACAGTTGGGCCGATTAATGATAGAGGTTAATTATGTCAGGAGTTAAAAAATACGATTATAGCACACTAACTGCAGCAATAAGAAGTTATACTGAAGTTGATGACGGTGTTTTTACACAAGCAGTCATTGATGAATTTATAATGGCGGCTGAATTTAGAATCTATCAAGAACTTCCTATGGACTCTCAAAGATTTGTTCAAGAAGGTGCATTAGCTGCTGATGACAATACAATTAATTCACCAGCTGGAGCTTTATTTATAAGAGGTGTTGAAGTATTTAACTCTACTTCAGCTACTACTGGAAATGGTTCTTGGTTAGAGAAAAAAGATCAAACATATTTATCAGAATACGTAGATAGGTTGACAGGACCAGAAGGTGACAGAACGGCTCAGGACGTAACAGGTTTTCCTAAATATTATGCAATGTTTGGTGGTGCTGATAATACTACAGATACTTCATCAGGAGGTATGTATTTAGCCCCTACGCCTGATGCTAATTACAAATTTAGAATATATTATAATAAAATGCCAAACGGACTTGGGTCAGGTACTGGTTTTAATAATAACACTTATTTAAGTACTTATTTCCCACAAGGTCTATTATATGCTTGTTTAGTAGAAGCATTTGCATTTTTAAAAGGTCCAACGGATATGTTGACATACTATGAAAATAGATATAAAAATGCTATACAACAGTTTGCAGGTATGCAGCTGGGAAGACGAAGACGAGACGATTATACTGACGGAACAGTTAGAATACAAGTTAAGTCCCCGTCTCCGTAAATTGAGGAGAAAAAATTATGGCAATAACATCGGCGATATGTAACAGTTTTAAAACAGAAATTTTAAAAGCTGTACACAATTTTACAGCTAGTACTGGAAACACTTTTAACATTGCGTTGTACACAAGTTCTGCAACTTTAGGAGCAGGCACTACTGCTTACAGTTCATCAAACGAAATAACAAATTCATCTGGATCTGCTTATTCTGCAAAAGGAAAAGCTTTAACTAGTGTTACACCGACTTTAGACTCAACAACTGCAGTTTGTGATTTTGCTGACATCTCTTGGACGTCTGCATCTTTTACAGCTAACGGTTGTTTAATTTTTAATGATACCGCAACAGGTGACCCTGCAGTTTGTGCAGTAGCTTTTGGAGGAGACAAAACAGTTTCTTCTGGAACGTTCACAGTTCAATTTCCAGCGGCAGCAGCAACAACAGCTATAGTTCGAATAGCATAAGGAGTAAGTCCTTATGGCTAATACTTGGAACGAATCCGGTAGCACCTGGTCACAAGGATTATGGGGCCAACAAAATAGTAATTCAGTAACACTTTCTGGTCTATCTGCTACTACATCTGTTGGAGAAGTCATATCAGGAGCTAATCAAGGTTGGGGAAGAGCTGAGTGGGGTGAAGAGCCATGGGGAGAAAGTAACAACCCTGTAGTCACATTAACAGGTTTTGGATTAACTTCTGGTTTAGGATCACCTACAATTTCTACAGAAATAAATACCGGTTGGGGCCAAGACGGATGGGGTGTTGAAAACTGGGGTCAATCAGGATTAACCGTTGTTGTTGACGTTGAATCTAGTGGAGTAGCAACAACATCATTACCAGACACAACATGGGGCGCTCAAGGTTGGGGAAGTTCTTCCGACTCAGGAGATGTGGGTGTCACTTGGGGTGGAGATTTTATTTTAAATGTAGCAGATGTCATGGGAGTGACAGGAGTTTCTGCAACATCTGCAATAGGTTCTCCAACAATTATATTATCACCAACAATTACATTAACAGCTCCTTCAGGTTTAACATCTAATGTTGGAGCACTTTCTTTTGATGATATAACTATTGGTTTATCAGGATTTGGTTTAACTTCTAGTGTAGGAGCAATAACTCCAGCAGACGTTGTTGGTATAAGCAGTGCAGGAGTAGGAACGACTGGTCTAGGTGAAATAACAGTTGCATCCGTAGAACTAATTAATGTTACTGGTGTAGGAGCAACTACTAGTATAGGATCTTTAATAACAGAAGTTACTTATACTTTAACAGCACCTGCAGCTTTAACGTCTGGAGTAGGCGCAATAACACCTGAAGATATTGTAGGATTAACTGGTTTAGAAGCTACAACAGCTGTAGGAAATGTTGCACCATTAGGTTATTTTGATGTTGATATTACGGGAAATACAAATTATAATGATATTGACATAACAGGTAATACATCTTATACAGATGTAGCTTAACTGAAAAGAGCTTAGGAGAAAATATTATGGCTTCATCATACACACCTCTTGGTGTTGAATTAATGGTAACTGGCGAAAACGCCGGTACTTGGGGAACAAAAACTAACGCTAATTTAAACCTTATAGAGCAATTAACAGGTGGTTTTAAATCATTATCAATTGCTGGTGGAGCACAAACAACTGCTTTAACAGTTGCGGATGGTGCTCTTACAGGAACTGGTCAGTTTAGAATGATCGAGTTTACGGGTTCTATTACTGGAAACCAAATCGTAACAATTCCACTAGATGTAGAAACTTTTTATTTTTTAAGAAATTCAACATCAGGTGCTTACACAGTACAATTTAAATACACTTCAGGATCAGGAGATACTTTTACTTTTACAGCAACTGATAAAGGCGACAAACTTTTATTTGCTACTGCAAATGATGGAACTAATCCAGATGTTTATACTTTAGGTTTTGGAAGTGGTGATGTAACTCTTACTGGAACACAGACTTTAACAAACAAAACTCTAACAAGTCCAAAAATTGGCACTAACATTTTAGATACAAACGGAAACGAATTAATTAATCTTACTGCAACAAGTTCAGCTGTTAATGAAATTACATTAGCAAATGCTGCTACAGGTAATGCACCTAGTATTACGGCTTCTGGTGAAACTAACGTAAGTCTTAATCTTGTTCCAAAAGGAACAGGTACATTACAAGGTAATGGTTCTGCTATAAAAATTGCTGGTAAAGAAACTATATGGGTTCCAGCTGCAGCTATGTACGGACCAACTACTAACCCTGCAGACGCAGCACAAGTAGAAACAACAGCTATAAGACCAGATTTAAAAGTATTTGATTTTGATGCTAGTACAAAACAATACACACAATTTACAATTGCAATGCCTAAATCATGGAACGAAGGAACTTTAACTTATCAAGTTTATTGGTCTCCAAGCACAACTAATACAGGTAACTGTATATTTGGTTTACAAGGGGTTGCATGTGCGGATGGCGATACTATCGATGTTGCATACGGAACAGCAATAGAAGTTACAGATGCAGGTATAGGAACAGTCGAAGATCAACAAATTTCATCTGAAAGTAGTGCAATGACAGTTGCAGGATCTCCTGCAGCAGGTGAGCAATCTTACTTTCAACTATATAGAGACGCGGCAGATGGTAGTGATACTTTTACCGGTGAAGCTAGAGTTTTAGGTATCAAATTATTCTTTACTACTGACGCGGCTAACGACGCATAAGAATAGACTATGAAAAGTTATAACGACGACAAATTAAACTTACTAAAAGTAGGCGGTAAAAGCAGTAAACAAACCCCTAGTTTTAGAGGTAAAACAATGTTTGGTTACAATGTTTTAGGATTTGGTTCTGGAGCTGCTGCATGTTTACCTCGATGTATTTCATTTGACTATGTAATTGCTGCTGGAGGAGCCGGGTCGGCAGAGGGCCACGGGCCGGGAGGCGGAGGCGGCGGTTCTGTATGTTATTCATTTTGTAATCCTGGAAAATCCGCAATTGTTAGAAACACAGAGTGTGGACCCTATACATTTACTATCGGTGGAGGTGGTAATAATGGAGGCGGACACGACAGCGCTGTAGGAGGAACTGGAGGTACAACAGTTGGTTTTGCATGTACACCGGTTGCTATTTCAATTGTAGGCGGCGGTGGCGGTGGTTATCGTCATGCCAGTGGAGTTTCATCTCCTCAAGGTTCGGGCGGCGGAGCAGGTTGCTTACACGCAGGTCAGGGCCCTGGAACGGGAGGTTCTGGCGGACCATTAGGCTCTCCCGGAGGAAATAGTCCGGGAGGTTTTGCCGGAGCAGGAGGAGGAGGTCGTTGTGCGGGCGGACAAAATAGTTCAGGTCCACCATCACCAGGTGGTAATGGCGGTAATGGATTAGCTTCTACGATAACAGGCTCAACTGTAAATTTTGGTTGCGGTGGAGGCGGTGGAGCATTTCACTCAAATGCAAGTTCAAATGGAGGACGAGGATGCGGTGGAAGAGGAAAAAGTAATGGTAATAATACACCCAATTGTTGTCGACCAGGTACAGCAAATACTGGAGGCGGCGGAGGAGGCGGATCAGCAGGAAACGGAGGCTCGGGAGTTGTAATATTAAGATTTCCAACTTCTTGCCAACCAGCAAAGATGGCTGTTACTCCTTCATGTAACACGATTACAACGACAGGCTCATGCACAGTTGTAAAGTTTAATGTTTCTGGTGCAATGACTTTTGATTAATAGATGTTTTTAAAAGAAAGAAGATATGGTAGTTCAGAATTTATATTGGTCATGGGATAAGTCCCTTTCGCGAACATTTTGTGACGATATTATAAAATTTGCAAAATCAAAAAGAAAAGACGTTGGAAGAGTTTTTGACCCAACATCTAAAAAAACAAGAAATTCAAATATTGTTTGGTTTCATAATGAAAAATGGATTTATAGAGAACTACAACATTATTTAATAGAAGCTAATAAAAATGCAGAATGGAATTTTGATGTAGCATCTGCTGGATCTTGTCAGTTTACAATATATGAAAATAATCAATATTACGACTGGCATGTAGATATGTTTTCAAAACCTCAAAAACAAAACACAAATAGAAAAATATCTCTTACATTATGTCTATCTGATTCCGATGAATACGAAGGTGGTGATTTACAATTTTCTAAAGACAATCATCCTGAACAAGAAAAACAAATAATAACTTGTAAAAATTTTAGAAATAAAGGTTCAGTTGTTCTCTTTCCAAGTTTTGTATGGCATAGAGTAACACCTGTAACAAAAGGAAAAAGATGTAGTTTGGTTATTTGGTATAATGGCCCTTCTTTTAAATGAAAAAAATTATTGAACACAATAAATTTCTTTCTAAACAAAACAAAAAATTTATAGATATTGTTTTAAATCATTCAATTTTTCCTTTTTATTTTAATAAAAAAACTGTAACAGGTCCTAAAGAAGATTATATTTTTTCGCATGTCTTAATTAATAGATATGAGGATAGAGAAGAAAGAAATTTTCCTTTTAAAAATTCAAAGTTTGCAGATGAAGCTATTGATATTTTAAATAACTTTTGTAAAAAAAATAAAATAAAATATTCTGAAATATTTAGAGCAGCTGTTAATTTTACTGTAAATAATAATACTAAACAATGTGGTTGGCATAAAGATCATTTCTTTGAACATAGACAATTAATAGTGTATTTGAATGACGCAGACCCTAATTCTACAACTTTATTAAAAGTAAATAATAAAATAATAAAAATTAAACCCGAAAAATATAAAGGCGTTTGCTTTAATAATGTAGAGCATGGTTTAATTTTTCCTAAAAAAGGATACCGAGTGGCCTTGATTTTTACTTTTAAATAGTGTATATAAATATGAAAGGAAAGTATGAAATACCCAAAAGAATTAAATAGAGAAGATTTATTCCCTTCACCTATATGGTTTGCAGATGAACCTAAGTTAATTAAACCTGTAAATAAAATATGTGATAAGCATATTAAAAGAGCAAAAAAAAATTTTGCTAAAGGTATTAAAGATAGAAATAAATTATGGAAAATAAATACAGATAAAAATACAGTATACCATTCTGATAATATTGCAGTTGATCCACAATTAAAAGATTTAGTAGCTTATGTTGTAGCTACTTCTGAAAATTTATTAAATGAAATGGGTTTTAACATAAATACTTTTAAAGTATCGCTAACAGAAATGTGGGTTCAAGAATTTGCAAAAGACGGGGGTGGGCACCATATACTACACACACATTGGAACGGCCATATTTCAGGTTTTTTATTTTTAAAAGGAAGTGAAAAAACTTCTGGTCCCATGTTTCAAGATCCTAGACACGGTAGTTTAATGAACTTACTTCCTGAAAAAGATCCAACAAAAATAACTTATGCAAGACACGAAGTTTTTTATAAACCAAAACCTGGAAGAGTAATGTTTTTTCCTTCCTACATGCCTCATTTATATACAGTAGATATGGGGATAGAACCCTTTAGATTTATTCACTGGAATGTACAAGCTATTCCAAAACAACTTGATTAAATTATATTAATATGAAAGTCACAATAGTGGGAACCGGAACAGCAGGTTTAATAACAGCATTAATTTTAAAAAGAAAATATTCAGAAAATATTGATATAGAAATTATTGGGTCTAAAGAAATAGGTATTATTGGAGTTGGAGAAGGAAGCACGGAACATTGGTATGATTTTTTAGGTTGGTGTGGAATTGATTATTTTGAAGTAATTAGAAAATGTAACTGCACTTTAAAATCAGGTATTATGTTTAAAGGTTGGGGTAAGAAAGATTATCTACATAGTGTAGTAAATAATTTACCAAGGTTGGGCCAAGAAAATATAGATTATTTAAAATGGATATCTAAAGGTAAAACAGTAAATCAATTTACATCACAATATTTTATTAAAAATAGAATTCCTTTAGATAATAAATTAATGACCTATCAATTTCATTTTGACACATTTAAATTAAATGATTTTTTAAAAGAAAAATGTGCTGAAAGAGATATAAAAGTTATTGAAGATACTATTAAAGAAATTAAATTAAATAAAAATGGCATTGATTTTATTAAAGGGAGAAAAAAATATAAGTCAGATTTTTACATTGACTGCACTGGTTTTAAAAAATTATTAATAGGGTGTTTTAAAAATAGATGGATTTCATTTAAAGACTATTTAAAAGTAAACTCAGCAATAGTTTTTCCAACAGGAGATACAAATAATTACAATATATATACAACAGCTACGGCTATGAAAGCGGGTTGGATGTTTAATATTCCTGTATGGGGAAGACATGGAAATGGGTATATTTACGACAGTAATGTAATTACAAAAGAAAAAGCACATCAGGAAGTAGAAAAGAAATTAAATAAAAAAATTGATATTAGAAAAGAAATAAAATTTGAACCGGGTCATTTAGAAAAAGTATGGATTAAAAATTGTTATGCTGTGGGTTTAAGTGCTAATTTTGTAGAACCTTTAGAGGCTACTTCGATAGGTACATCTATTCAACAAGCTTATTTATTAGCTCACCATTTGCATGGTTATGATGAAAAAACATCTGAGTTTGTAAATAAACAGGTCGAAAGCATAATGAATAATATAAGAGATTTTATTGCGCTACATTATATAACAAAAAATAAAGGACAATTTTGGAAAGAAACTAAACTACCAGATTCATTAAAATATAAACTAGAGGTGTTTAAAAACAGACTTCCCATTCAAGATGATTTTATAGGAGAGTCAAACTACCGTTTATTTGCAGATAGAAATTATATAATAGTAATGCATGGTCTAGGTTTATTGAATATTGAAAAAGTAAGGAAACAATATAATATGCTTAGAAAAGAAATAAAACACGATTTAAAAGATGTTGAAGAAGATTTAAGTAACACCGTGACACACAAAGAATGGATAAGACATTATAGAAATGAAGTTTAAAAAAAATAAATACTTAGTTATAAAAAAAGCAGTGCCAAAAGAGTTAGCTAATTTTTTATTTAATTATACTATTCTTAAAAAGAATGTTCACAAAAAATTAATTAATGATAGATATTTATCACCTTATACAAAGTTATATGGCCACTTAAATGATGGACAAGTACCAAATACTTATTCTCATTATGCTGATACTGCAATGGAAGTTTTATTAGCTGTAATGAGAGAAAAAATGGAGAAAGCTACTAATTTAAATTTAACCGAAACATATTCATTTTTTAGAGTTTATAAAAAAGGAGATATTTTAGAAAGACATGTAGATAGAAAAAGTTGTGCGGTTTCTACAACTATTAATTTAGGTGGTGACCCTTGGCCTATATA